GTATTTTGATAAGTCCATTGTTAAAACAGTGTTTTTTACTGAAGGTGGTACTTTATATTCAACAAATGTACCATCATCTTTTAATAATACAATAACACCACCTAAGAATGATTTATTTTCGTATTTTGTACCCTTTAACATTTTTAATAACAATCTTGCATATAATGGTAATTGTAAGTAATAATGTCCTAACGCGTTGTCGTGGATTTCTTGAAATGGTGAGTACATTCTACCGGTATAATATTGAACTTCGAAATTTTTAGGTTGGTTTGTTTTCCAGTCTGTGATTACAATACCAAAATCATTTTTCTCTTTGTTCATCATCAACCATGCTTTATCAGGTTGTCCTGTATATTGTTCTTCAGGGTCACCCAACACAATTTCCGTATCTAAAAGAACACCACCTCTTTCTTGCATTAAATCAAGAAATTTCTTACCAGCAATAATCATATTATCACTTTTAATTTTTTGTTCTTCGTTGATTGTAAAAATTGGTTGTCTAACGTCTTTATAATTTCCAAAACGAGAAATCGTATCAGATTCTAATTCAAAATGAACACGACTACCCATATTGGTCGATAAGTCACCGGCTTGTTTCCATTGCTCTTGTAAAATTCTAGCACCTTCGGGGTCACCGTTTGACATTTTTAATGCCATACCTTCAGCATCAAATGGTTTATGAAACTTCTTAATAATTTTAGATACAGATGGAAAGTTCTTTTTTACTTGTCCATCTAAATCTTTCATATAATAAATGTGTTCCTCCTCAATAAAAGTTAACATTAACTCTTCTCTTCTTTTTTCTAATAAATCATTAATCTCTAATGATATGTCTTTTAAATTCATTAATCTAATTGTTTTATTGTAATTAAATCTAAATTACCTTGTAGGTCAGCAATATCTTTATCACCGTCCAATTTTGTAATCCACACTTTACCCATAAGTTTACCACAATTAATTTTATGATATAATCTTTCAGCATCATTCCATGCATCGGGGTCAAGAATAATTGTTATTTTTTTTGCATTATCATAAAGTTTATTGAACAAATAATCACTCATATACTTACCTAACATTGGGATTGCGTTTGGTAGGAATATACTATCGAATGCGCCTTCTACTATGTAAATTGGTTCATCCCATTTGATTAGATACTCATTGAATATGATAATTTCTTTTTGGGCTTCGGGGTTTTTATATTTTAATTTTGTTTTTGTTAGATACGAACGAGCAACAAAATAATTTAATTCTTTATTTTCATCATATGAAGGGATAATGATTCTATTTTCATATTCACCTTGATAACAAAATCCAATATTAAACTTATATAACATTTCATCGGTTATATTTCTTTTTTTAATATAGTTGTATGCTTGTTTATATTGTGGTGTCATTTTCAATCCATTACTAGCACTTGAAAATGAAATAAACTCTTTTGGTAATCTTACTCTTTTATAGTTTCTTTTTATTTCACCGTTATCATCGGGTCTTAAAATTTGATACTTTTTAAGTTGTCTTGGATTACCGAACGTTTTTATTAGTTTATAGATTGACCCGTGTGTTTCGTGTGATTCAGAACAAACCCAACACTTATAAACACCGTATTTGTAGTTAACTTCTAAATTACCTTTACCATCACCGTCATCTAAACCTTTAATCTCATGTGAACATACTGGACAGTCAAAAGATATTTGACCTTTATAATCGTTATGCATTTTATAGTCACCCAAAATATCTTCGAGTATTTCTATAACCGCACTGTAATCTACTTCTTGTTCTACCATGATTACAGAAATATAAGAAAAAAAAGGGATAAAAAAAAATGGGGGAGAACACCACCTCTCCCCCTCACCAACTAAACGTATATTTCTATACGCCCCGTCTACTTTTTATAAATATAACACAAAACAATCTAATGGTGAAATTCTATTTGCCGGATTTTTCTATTTCCTTACTCATGTTAATATAACCAATAACACAAGTTGCAGCATCCGCCATATCATAATTCTCTTTTTTAAGATTACCGGTTTTTCCGTATAACCAATTTACTTCAGGACAAACCGCATTAACATGCTCCCAAATAACTTGTTTTTTATCAATGTCTTTTGGATAACCACCAAATAAAACATTACGTCCTTTATCATTTGGCCCAACTAAATCAGGAAACGCATATTTTCTTGAATTATATGTTGAGATAAATGTCGGCAGTACTCCTAATATGTCATAGCAATTTTTTAAAATTAAAGTATTATAACGTAATAATGTACCAATTGTATAAATGTTATTTGATTGTAATAAAGGTTCTTCAATGATTATTTTAGTAATACCCATGTTCTTATAACTTTCCAAATGTTTTTTAAACGCATCAGACTTTTTAATAAGTTCTTCAATCTTATCTTCGGGTTGTGGTTTAATCTTTGGTGAGAAATGGGTTAATTCTAATAACTTGGACCCCGATATATCAAAGAGTGCCCATCCAATTGTTTTGGTTGAAATATCTAAACCCAAAATTTTTGGCTTATTCTTAAACTTTACATCAATATTCATATAACAAAAGTTAAATCAAATATTAAAAAATGTAAAGCTTAAAAATCTAATCTTACGGAAATTGTACTAGCTCCACTTCTACTTACGGGTTGTACTAATTTACCCATCACTAGTGCATTTTTGTTATTGTCAAGTAAAGCAACCTCGGTTACTTTTGGATTACCACTAACAAATGTTGGGTTTTGTGAAGTTGCAAACTTACCTGAAGGTAATTGACAATCATAAATCATTTCAGCTATATTAGTACCTCTAACTAATCTTATATTACCTCCGTGTGTCGTTTCATCACCAAAATAACCTCCTGTCGTACCTGTGTATGAATTACCAGTAAATCCTGATAAATTAAATGCTGTTGCACTTGCGACTTTTGTTTGATTAAGTGTAAATGTAAATCCGGTTTTTAAATCATTAATTGCTGATAAATCACTTGTTACATTTACTACGCTCCAATCTGTAGAAGATGGATAAACTCCATTATCCTTTAATGAATATAAAAGATATATTTGATTTGCGGTATAACCACTGTTTAAAAATTTAAACTTACCAGTATCAAATTTTACAGTTACATTTATTGGATTTGTTGAGCCGGTAACTTTTGCAAATGTGTTACAAGGTAAACCTCCACTACCACTATTTGCCATCATATATGTCACCCACATAGTTTTACCTGTTGTTAATCCTGTAATTGGACTATTTGTTGAAACTACCGTATTGACACTTGGTGCTGCTAATGTATATAATCTGTTTGATTTTGAATCTAATGTTGCAACAATATCCTCATCGTCAAAAACAATAATTTTATTGTTATAAAAAACTTTACCCACACTATAACCATTATCATCAACCAAATATTTGTATGGAATTGAGAATTTAGAGTTATAATTTGAATCTACCGTTCCTCCTGATGTACTCATGTAAAAAGTTTGTCCTGAAGTTGCACCAGTACTTCTGTGATAATAAAGATTTGGATACGCAACTTGAAAATATTGTAAATCTGAAATTGAATTGTCATCAGTTAAACCTGTATACACACTAATATAGTCATCATATTTAAAAAACACATCAGTAGTTGTACTATTAGTAGAATAATGTAAGATTGCAATTGCTTTTTGCTCTTCGGGTGATATTGTTACTTTAGTACCTACCGCGTTAATAATCGTTGTTCCTGTATTTGATGTTTGACCATCTGAATCGGTATAACCTAATAATTGTTTAATACCTGAAAATTTAGCGGTACTATATTGTGTTAGTGGTACATATGAAGAAGGTACACCAATTGGTATTTTGTCCCATACAACATCTAATGTCCACGTATCATCATCCATAATATTTCTACATTCAAAAGTTTTAGATGACATTCTAGGAATACCATAAAAAGTACTTCCTGATGTAGTATACCATAATGGATATTTTATATGTGTATCTTTATCAAAAGGTGCAAAAATACCTTGAGTTGTTAGACCACTAGCAGGTCCTGAATAATTATATTCCGAATCTCCAACAGCAAAGTATTCAATGTTGAAATTTCCTTCGGAAATTGCTTTTCTTCCTGTTTCAGTTAGTCTTGCTGCTACTGTTGCTGTATAACCTGTTGATAAAAAACTCATATTTTATAAATATATTTTAATTAAATTGACATACATAATTGTCATTATTTCTATTTACATCAGATGATATACCATACCTCGGTATTTGATATTTGTATTTACATCTATTGAAAATAGTATTGGAAACTAAATTACCTCCGGTCCATAATGTTGTTGATGGAATAAATTGTTCAATTAACCCAACCCAATGAGGTGTCATTTTATCAATAAACTCATTAATAGATATGAAATTATATGGTGTAAATCCAGTATTTGTTATGTAATCGTTGTAAACTTTTTGTAATTTAAGATATGACTTATCATATCTCATAGTGTTAGAATTTGTTATTACTTGATTTAAAGTATCACTAACAAACTCCGCGAATGTTACACCGGTTTGTGGTTGTAATGTACCAAATGATAATTCTAAATCTCGTGATTGTTTGTATATGTTATATTCAATACCTTGTGATGGTGATAAATAAACATCCAAATTTTTTCTGTTTAAAACTAATTTAGATTCATATTCATCATCCGCAATCATTGTTTTTGAATTGTTTATTTCAGATTGTAAAATAAAACCGTAATCCAATCCAGGCAATGTTCTAAAGTTATCAAAATAATCTTCACCATATGTGTATGGTTTAGGTTTAGTTTTAATTATTTTTGTTCTACCTGTTAAAACTGATAAGTCGGTGTCAATGATATTTGATGACCTATGGTCTGATGTTAAATCATACCAACCAGAACCCTTTTGAAAAAATATATTTTCTTTTGTGTTTGTTATTTTTCTTGGGTAAGCTTGACTATCGATGGGGTATTCTTCTCTTGATAATGATGTTGTTCCTGTTGTGTATCCTGTTAAATAACCCGTTACTGAACCACCAGATTCTGTATAACCTGTTATTGTAAAATTAAGTTTAGTACCTCTTATGAGTTCGTCAATATCATCCTCAAAATTTGCGTTAGACGGTATTGATGTAACTTTATAGACATACTCATCAATTTTAATTAATGGTTCGGGTGCACCTAAAAATCTTAAAAAGAATTCGATAGATGAACGAGTACCCTTTGTTTTATATAATTGTGCAAGATTTGTTAATAATCTTCTATAAAACTCATATTCAGCCTCAATTAATGTTTTACCAATTGGTATCCCAAGATATTCGGCTTGTTGTCTTGTATATAAAGTTTCTTCTAAAGTTTTTTCGTTAAATAAATTAACAGTGGATAAACCTAAAGTTTGTGATAGATTTTTTAATAAAATATCAGGTACGTTGTTAATTCCATCATAACTTACATTTCTCATGTAAGCAATGTTCTCAATGTATTTTTTTACCTTATCAAAAGACTGTCCATATAATTGGAAAATAGATTCTGCTTTCTTTTCTTCGGTATCAAATTCAAATAACTGTGGTGATGTTAAAAATCTAACAATTAAGTTTGATTTGTAGTTATCAATTTCCTCACCTAAACTAGTTAACTTACTTATATAATCATCATAGTTAATACCAACAATTTGTAAATTCCAATTATCTTTTGATATTGGCC